GCAGTACCTAAAACATTTACAGTAAAGTCAATACCTTTAGATAACAACTTGTTAGTCGCTGTTTTTCTTGCAGTATTTTTCACAGCCAAGTTTTTGAACTTGATTTTTCCACCGTGAACTGTACCGTTTACTTTATAACTAGAAGCCGGCTCCGCAAATACTCCGATTTGCTTTGCTCTAGATTTAAACTGTCTAGTGTATACAACGTATTGTGTTGAGTTTGCCATTGTTTTTTCCTTTTTATTAATAAACGGAAAAAAAGTTGATATAGTTTGATTAAACATATTGCCTTTCTTCCTTGGTTAATTAAAGTTGTAGGAGTTTCATTCTCTGTTATCCTTCAACAATGTCACTAGTATATAATAAGTTGTATGAAATGTCAACCGTATGGAGTGGTAAAGTTGGTTAGTTGTCTTTTACTTTAGGAACTGCGAATAAATCAATGCCTTCGTTCACCAATTCGGTCACTTCTTTCTTGCTAGGCTTTCCGTAAAACTCTTCATTCCTTTCACCCTTGGCGGCCTTTCTGGCTTCCTTGGCAAATTCTTTACCAACGTTTTCATAATTTTTCTCAACGTGATTCTGTATTTGCTTTAAAAGGTTTCTTGCTCTGCCACCCATTACCATTTGCTCACCTGTCAACTCTTGCATTTTCTCTCTGCCTTTGGCCCTAGGTGATTTCTTTTGATTGCTTTTCTTTTTGATGTTAGGAGCCATTATATCTCTCTTGACTGGACTATCGCACACAGGACATATTAGTTGCCCGGATGCCAACTGATTTTCAAATTCTTCTATGCTTGGAAACCATCCCTCAAATTTGTGTTCTTCATCTAAACAAACGAGATTATACTTTATGCTCATAATATTATTTACTATTATACGGTTGACTATTAAATCTGTCTACTATATTATTAATTTAATTAACAAAGGATTTTATGCAAAGATTAGGATCATCAGTATACGAAAAAGGTAGGCCAAAGAAAACATCTCAAGGCAAGAACAAAAGTAGAATCAAAATGAGTTCTATGAATAAACACAAGAAAAGATCGTTTAAGGCTTACAACGGACAAGGTAGATAATTTTACCTGTTAAATTTGGTAGATAAGTAGATATATTATGACAGAACAAGTGAATCATTTAACTACTGACGACAGAGGACCACTCGATTTGGAAAGAAGATTAGATGACAAGGACGCACAGATTAAAAAACTTTGTGCAGAAATAGGAAGTCTTGAGTTTCAGATATCAGAATACCAACAAGTGGTAAAAGAACTATCAGACAAGTTAGTTGCTCTACAAACTAAACCATCTAAAGATTAAACAAACAATAGTTTACAGCATCTTTCTTTCTACGAAACTTTATATAGTTACAATCAGGAACAAACACATTACCGCGACCACCATACTGCTCGACAAGAACATCTCCTGCTCTGACAACATCATCCGCTGGCATCTTAATTTTGTAACCCCAAACTAATGGCCACCAATGCAGTGGATTGGGTGTTTCGTATTTTTCCAACATAACAATATAAACAAACACAGGTATGATAGTAAATGGCTCACTCCACCATGGCAAGTAATTAAATGTAAACTTGTCTACTAAATGCACCACTCCCCACCATACCAAAACTATACCTAATAGTATTCCGATCATTGTTGGTATATCGTCCTCATCAAAATCGGCATCGTGATGAGAATAATTCATCCTACGTGGATTGTGTGGTATGGGCATTAAAATACTTATTATAAGCAATTAAAATGTTATTTTTACCATATAGTATTGATTTTGTGTAGAAATATGTTATAATGATATCATTAACAATAGTAAATAGCATATATGCAAAAGAAAACACGTAGTATTTTAGAAGAATTAACATCTGCTCCTATAAAACAGGACAAAGAAAACATTGTTTTAAGCAGAGCAAGTCATATCATTGACTCTTCTATAAACCTATTTGGTTTTATCAGAGAAAACTTTGATGGAGAAACATCATACAAATTAGAAAAAAAGTTTTTGACAGCCATTAAACAAATGGATCCAAACAAATTTAACAATGGCATGAGCAGAATAAAAGAATTAAAAAGAATTAAAAATAGTCTTACGATCAAAGAGGGTGACTACAAAGACGAGGACGAATAATGCTAATTGAAGATGTCCTAACAGAATTCAAAAGGACACATCTAGAACACATTGAAGACGTTATTTTATATGACGGTTATGATGGCGGCAAAAGAGTTGTTGATTATTTCCGTGCATTGTTAGTAACACTCCAAGGTACATCATCAGAATCTATGTCTGTGTCAGTTAAGTGGGATGGTGCTCCAGCAGTTGTTTGTGGAACACACCCCGAAACAGGAAAGTTCTTTGTGGGAACTAAATCAGTATTTGCTCAAAATGCCAAAGTAAATTACACAAAGAAAGATATAGAAAACAATCACGGCACAGATGATCTTGGACAGAAACTTTTAAAGTGTTTGGTACACTTACAAAAATTAAATATGCCTGGAGTATATCAAGGAGATTTGTTATTCACGGACAACGATCTCACAAGGAAAAACTTCAACGGAACACCACACATAACATTCACACCTAACACCATAACATATGCAGTACCAGAAGATTCGGACATTGGTAAACAAATTGATTATGCCAAGGTAGGAATTATATTCCACACCACATACAAAGGTGAGACACTTGCAGATATGACTGCATCAGCAGGTGCCGATGTCGAAACATTTGGAAAATCTCCTGATGTATTTTTTGACAATGCAACATACAAAGATGTTTCAGGTTCTGCAAAATTTACAAAACAGGAAACAGTGACATTCATGAACGGTGTTGAAAAGTTAGAAACTCTTTTACAAAATGTACCAAGAGACCTTTCAAGTATGTTAGGCAACAACAAAGACTTCGTTCCATATTTTCAGATGTATATCAATGCAATGGTCAAAGAGGGCAAACTGCCAAACAATGTAAATCAGTTCTTGCAAGGTTTCAAAGATTACTACAACAACAAGATGCAACAACAGATCGCAGGACTGAAAGCACAAAAGGCTCTGGCATTAAGACAAGACAAAATGAAACAGATGCCTGCTTTCTTAAACAAGATCAAAAAACCATTACAAGCGATGTTGACATTTTATAGAGCAGTGCAGACAATGAAAGGCTTTGTTCTAAAGAAAATGAATCAAGCGATGGCTATTGGATCATTCCAACAAACAGATAGCGGACTGGAAGTTACTGATCCCGAAGGTTTTGTTGCTGTTGACAAATCAGGTAATGCTGTGAAACTTGTAGACAGGTTAGGATTCTCAAGACGAAACTTAACTGCTCTACGTAAATTTGGCAAATAAATATCAGTATGAACGCACCATTTTTAAAATACGTAGTAGAAGGTAGAATTGTTAGAAGACCGGGTGACCTACAAAGATACACGTTCCAAGAGATATGTGAAAAAATATACCTATCTTTTTTAAGCATATCATTATTAAAAAACTTTAGTCAAACGGCAAACTGGGTAAAGAGTTATTCACGTGAAACTATAACTTACGGAGACTTTGATAAGGTAAGATATTCAGCAAATGATCTTCACAATATGTTAGCAGTGGTAGATGGTGATTCAGCAATCACACAGAAACTATCAGACAAAAATGCGGCACTGGCTCTGAGACAAAGATTAAGTTTACCCACACTTGCAGTGAAAAGATATCTAAGAATGCTTAACAGTGACTATGAATTTCTAGCATCACTAGAGAGATCTCTACAAATTAAAAGTACAGACTACAAAAATTTAAGACTTGCCATTGCAAGTTTTAATACATTAGACGGCAGAAGAAAAAAAGTTGCTGTCACTAGACTGCTTCAGGCTGTAAGAGCAAAACTGTCAGGAACTGATATTGCAAGGAAGGTAGAAGAGTTTTCTAAAAAACAAAAGTTTGAATTGGATAATGTTGTTGATGCTGAAGTTGAAATGGATGCCGACAAAACAGAATTATCTGGTGCTGAATTAAATGCTTACAGAATACTTGTTGGTCCTAGTAATGTAAGACGTGCAAAGATGGCTGTTGATATGGCTAAAGACGGAAAAGGCTTACCTAGTAATATTGTAAGTGCATACCTACCTATAATGAAAATGGTTGATGATATCATAGGTGGAGGCTACACTTTCGTTAAATTAGTACAATCAATACACGAAAGAGCCAAAAAAGCACGAAAATAGATATATTATCACTAAATTTACCAAATACTTTACTAAATAATAACAACTACGATGTCTGAGCGACATTATAGTCATTGTTAACCAGAGAAAATAAGGAGATTAACCATGGCACAAACAAGAAACTTTGCTCACAATACAAACACTGAGTTCGAAGGTGTTGAAGTTGCTTTTTTCACAGTAGACTTCATTAACTCAATGGCGTCAGAAACTGGCGATCCAGCGGCAAACTCTAACACAGCAGGTTTGGAATTAACGAGACAAACTATATCACACTATGTAAACATTTTAGGTGAAGGTCCATTAGCAGACTCAAACACTCAAAAAACTTACATGGTAAGAGCTGATGCATTAGGTACTCTAGTAAGTGGAAACACTTTAAGAGATGCCATCAGAGCATTAAACGGTACAACTACACCAGGTGTAAGTGCTACTGTTTCAAGTGCGACTGTAACAGCAACAGACCTAGGTATCTTAACTGCGGCGGCTATCTAATAAGCAATCGTAAAGATACTTTACAAATTGAAAGGGCGGATAAGAAATTATTCGCCCTTTTCTTTTATGTGTTAAGTAAAGCATATGACAATATATTGTGTACAAACTCTAGTAGACATAACTGAAAACGGACCACTCAACAGAACATTTCCATTCAAAGGCAAAAGTGGTAATTTGATACACGATAAAAGTTCACTCCACATAGCAAAAAATCAAGAACAAAATTTCAATACTCTCGTACAAACTCTGCAATTAAGAGCAAACATAACTTGGGATTCACACCCAGTTGAAAGTGAAGTAATTGTCAACAACACAAAGTTTGGAACAGCATACGAAGGCAAACACAAGAGTTGGGCATTTGTATTCATCACTGAACAAGATGACATATATGGTGATGCAAATAGTCCTGGTGGCACACTTGAAAATGATCTGGATCTAGTACCCATCATTAACTTCTGCAAGGAGACAGCAACGTTTCCAATAAATGCATTTATAACACAGGACGACAAAACCAGGAACACATTTGTAACAAAAGTAGAAGATGCCGAACTAAACGAGTATGGAAAAGAAGACCTGCAGGCTTTAATAGACACATATATCAATAGATAAGTTTTTCCATAAATACCTTTGATTAAGGCAAACACAGGCTCACAAAGGCGACATAGGCAATGACTCAGGCTCATCTACAGGCTCTAATAACGGAGGTAAAATACCTCAAAAAAGAATTAGAAAAATTTATGAGTACAACAGATTTAGAAAAACAAAACCTAGAAGCACACGTGGACCTTTGCTCTGAAAGATACAAAGGCTTACACGACAGACTATCAGCGATCGAATTAAGGCTAGGTAAAATGAACGAAGATATGATCGCAGGACAAAAAAGTTCGTCCAAGACAATTATAGCAACAGCAGGTACAGTGGTTGCTGGCTTACTATCCACAGTGGTAGTGATCCTGATGAAATTTTAGTACATATCATTACCAAATAATGTTTATAAAAATATCTAAACACGTCAGAGTATATCTGCACAAGACAGAACAAGCATTCTTAGAAAAATATAAAAACAAGAAGACATTTCTCAACAGCCAACTAGAAATTGATGAGGTTCAAATAGCAAAGAAGTTATCAGCCAAAAGTATTTTGGTAAGGAAAAAACTTGACAGCGACACTCAATTCGCTGTAAATAGATACATCAAGGAATATAGATATGTCGATAAAAAACAGGTATGAACTTGTTAAGCAGATTGAATCTTACGGACTAAAGAATAAGTTAGCCGAAGTGGCTAAAAAGAGCGAGTCCAGGAGACCGTTCAAGCATTTACCAAAGCAGTTTTCAAAAGGAATCCTAATAGGACATATTGCTATCGTTCCAAAGAAATCCATAGGCACAAGATACGTGTACGTGATAGCAGATATGATTGAAGGAAAAATACTACACGACGATATTAATCTTAAACAGACTGCCATACTGACAGCACACAGCCTGGCAGACAACAAACCAGAGCCAACACAGGTCCTACATCTGGACACGATATTTGCATCTCACTTGTTCGCTATAATGAATGCTAAAAGAATGCACAAAATGGCTAAAAAAGAAAACAACGACGCAGTGATGGAGATACAAACATACAAACTAGAACAGGCTCACCGCCTAGCGGACGAATACAAGCAAAAAATAATGGATATATTCCAATCAACCTTTTCAACTTAATAAGAAGACGTTGCTAAATAACATTAATGCAAAGCATAGAACTAACAAAACCAATTACAACTGAATCTCTTTTGAAAGAGTTTGAATCTAGATTCAATCAAACTATGGATTTAAGCAAGTTCACAAGAGAAGAACTTGAAGATATGGCTAACAAAGTTAGAACTAAAATACACGAAATTACACAAAACACACACTTTGGACAAGAATTAAAAGACAGCAACTATCAAAAAAATCAAATGATGTTGGACATAGTAAACCAAGCAATCAATGAATACAGTGATATGGAAAAGAAAGCGGCATCGGACGCCATTAGTGCCAAAGACAAATTAGACAACAATCAACCTTTAAGCAATCAAGAAAAAGAAACTGTTAAAAAGTTAATGACTAAAGAAGGTGTTGAAGAACAATCAGAATTAATACTAGCGGCCAAAGATATGATGGACAAAGTAACTGGTTACTTGGAAGATCTAGCATCAATGAAGACAGAAGGTATGCTAGAACTAGCAGACAGAATCAGAGACGAAATGGGAGCGGACAAGGCAGATGCTTTCATACAAAAAATTCAACCTGCTATCGAACAAGCAGAAGCAACACTATCAACTACAAGACAAGAACTAGACAACGGTGTAAGAATATTAACTGGCGAAGAAACTATGTCAGAGCCTATGGGATCAGATGACACAATGAACACAGATGCAGACCTAGATTCACTAGAAGTTGGTGACGAAGAAGAAGCAGATGAGTTCGGAGCCGCAGATGCTGAAGCGGGTGGCACAGAACCAGAAGGCAGAGAGCAAAGAGAATCCAAAGAAGTGTTTGAAGCATCAAACAGAATCCTAGGCAAACTAGCAGGGAAGTAGTCCTGTGAGATTTACAGAATTCCAAAACGTAAACAAAGAACTAGAATCTGCTCTAGTCAACACACTAACACAATTAAGAGGTGAGGCAGACGATGCCAACCAAACATCAGAAATTAGTTTTGATGCTGTGCAACAAATATTAAAGAATACTGGATATCCAACTTTTACCTATGAACTTTTTAAAAGAATGTATGATTCAGGCAATGTTTTAAAAAACGTTGTTGATGATTTTGACCAAGAAAAAATTGTTCTAAAAACCGAAAAGGATGCCGAAAAAGATCCTAGTATGGACTTTGACAACCAAGGATCAACTGACGTTGTCAAAAAAATGGCCAAGTCGGCCTTAAACAGAAGAAAGTAATAGGTTAAACTATTACAGGAGAACAATTAGTGTTGAAAAAATACGTCACAATTCTAATCTTATTTTTTACTACAACAAATTTATATGCATCGTCACTTGTCGATGAAAATGATAAATGGCCTAACGCATTTGATAGTTTGGTATTAATACAATCTATGCCATCAGACTTTGGCACTTCTCCATATGAACAATTCTTTAGTGAAGAGAATCCACCAATGCTACCTCCAGGGCAGGCAGTAATTGGAACAGGTTTTTGGATCAGTGACATACACATTGTTACAAACCATCACGTAGTCAAAGACACAACAGAACTTACAGTTTGGATGTACGGTTATCCTTTCGCAATCAAAGATGTGAAGGTGATTGGATACGATCCTATTATTGATATTGCTGTGCTAGAAGTCGAAAGAGTTTTACCACATAGTAAATTGGAATGGGCAGAAGAGGCTCCTGGTCTAGGCGATGATGTCTATGCACTAGGACACGGATTGTCTTTGCCATGGTCTCTCACAAAAGGAATAATAAGCACAGACTACAGAGCAAATCCAAAACATAGTTTCGTACATTATTATCAAACTGATGCTGTGATCAACTCAGGAAACTCCGGAGGACCGTTAATGAATGAAGATGGTGATGTGGTAGGTATTAACGCATTAATCATTTCACCAACAAAATTTTATGTGGGTTATGGCTATGCTATTCCTTTAGAATTATCAAAAAGAGTTGTCGAACAATTGATACAGACAGGCAAACATATTTGGCCGTCAATAGGAATACAGTTGGCAATAGTTGAGACAGAAGAACAATACAATGAACTTCAAGCAAAAGGTATAGATAACTTCCTGGAAATTAAAACTGTGACTCCAGGATCATCTGCAGAAAAGTTTGGATTATTACCAAAAGATATCATAATATCTATCAACGAAAACCCTATCTCTACCACTCCAGATGTCATCGAATTACTATGGACAAAAATGCCTGGTGATGTATTAAATTTTAAAGTTTATAGAGATAATGCACTAAAAGATATTGCATTAACACTTGGTAGGAAAGATGTTGTTGACGACACATTCAAAATAAAACCAAAAGAAAAAGAAAAAGAAAAAGAATTTAATATTGGTCCAAGATAATCTATTGCGAATAGATCAAAAATAAGATATACTATACTAGTGAAAATATCAGAAGAAGTTTTAAAAAGTAAAGGTATCCGTTACGTACAGAAATATCCGTACGGCGAACTATCCAGAGTTACCAAAAATCATAAGAGGCATTATGAAACACCTGACGGTAGGGCAGTACCATCTGTTACCACAGTGCTGTCTGCCACAAAAGATATGACTCATTTAAATGCCTGGAAGAAAAGAGTGGGAGCCCAAGAGGCACAAAGAATTGCAACAGAGTCAGCGAACATTGGAACTGTGATGCACAGAAGTTTAGAAAAACACGTTAAAGGTGAGGACAGGAAACCCGGTTCAAATCTTATACAACAAAAAGCCTGGACGATGGCAAACGTGATTATAGATAATGGATTAACAGATGTAAGTGAGGTGTGGGGATCAGAGGTTTCATTGCATTATCCAGAATTGTACGCAGGCACAACAGACCTTGTTGGTGTGTACAAAGGTGCACCTGCTATAATGGATTTCAAACAATCTAGAAGATTAAAGAAAAAAGAATGGGTGGAAGATTATTATCTTCAATTAGTTGCGTATTCAGAAGCACATAACAAATTGTACGACACGCAAATAAACTCAGGAAGAATCTTTATATGCACACAGAACAACGAGTTTCAAACGTTTGATATAGACAATTACGACCATTGGGTTGGACAATGGTATGCTAGATTGGAACAATACTACAAGTCTATCCTTTAATAAATAAGAGTATATGCCGATAGTACAGATATCAAGAATACAGCACAGACGTGGCAAAGCCACTGATTTACCGCAATTAGCGGCTGGAGAGTTAGGATGGTCTATTGACGATCAAAAACTGTATATAGGAAATGGTACATTGGCGGACGGTGCTCCTAGCATAGGAAACACAGAAATCGTAACAGCAGGTTCATCATCATTCACGACAGCATTGACTCACGTGTACAAAGGATACCTTGGAGATGCAACAACCATAAACACAGGAAGTACTACAAGAACATTACAATCAGTTTTAGATGATTATGTTTCTGTAAAATCTTTTGGTGCAGTTGGTGATGGTTCAACAGCAGATGCAACAGCGATACAAAGAGCAATAGACGAATTATACAGAGATCCAGACAAGACAGATGCAAGGTCAAGAAGAATTTTATTTTTCCCTGCTGGAACTTACAATATTAATGCATCAATAACAATTCCACCTTACGCACATTTAAGAGGCGAAGGTCCGGATAAAACAATAATTTATCAGTCAGGTGGAAACGCACCTGTGGCAGTTACAGAAGACAATGCAGGAAACGTTTGGCCTAACATTGGAAGTGGTTCTGCAACAACACCAACACTAATTCAAATAGAAGGTATTACTTTCAAAAACGGAGAAGCATACGGAGGATTATCTCTTGATGATGCAACAAATGTTTATATCAAGAACTGTAAGTTCCAAGGAACTTATGCGGCACGTGGAGCGGATGCTTCAAACTCAAAAGGTGTAACAGTTAGATCTTCGAACTCAACAACACAGTCATGTTCTAAAATAGTTTTTGATCAATGTATCTTTACAAAATTTGCTAGACTTGTAGACTTCAGTTATGATGTTACAGATGCTAAATTTTTAAACTGCGATTTTAGTACATCTTACTACGGAGCATTACTAGGAGCAGAGATGGACGGATCAACAGCAGGATTAACAAACGGTCCAAGACACATAATTTTTAACGGAGGTAATTGGAGTACTATTGGACAACAAGCAATTTATGTTAAACCTATCGCCGGTGCAAACGCAGGAGTAGGACCAAGAGATATTATTTCACACAGCAATTTCTATAGTCATTCTGTAGCAAACAATTTTGAAGGTTACGGATCAATTAGAGAAGTTCCGGTAATACAATATGACAACGATGAATGTTCATCAACATTAGATTTCTTTGAAAGAACAGACCTAAGAAGATCAGATGGTAGTTCAGAACTTAATGCCGCACCTGAGATACAAGGTATTGGAATACAAACCAAAGCAACCAAATCACAAACTCTTCCAGACAACACATCGTCGGCCACCGTGTTAAATGAATTTCCAGCACTAGCAGGAAAAGGATTTATGATAAAGTATAAAATTGTAAGAGGTACATTAGAGAGAACAGGTGAATTTAAAATTAGTGGATCAACAAGTAGTCCATTAGTTTCGGGTTCATACACACCTGCATACGATGACGATTACAGAGAAAGTAACGGAGACGTTGGAGTAGAGCTCTCAGCAGATATTGTTGACAAAGATTCTACAAGTGGAACGGAAACACTTCGTATAAAATTCACTACAACAAACACATCTGGTAGTCCAGGAGCCGCTACAATAGATTACCAGACTACTATCCTAGCATAAAACACCACTATAACTTTTAAGTTGTATAACTAAATGATATAAAAAATCCATTTTGTTATTTGACAAAATTTTTTTTATTCTTTATAATAGCATTTAATAAATTAACAAAACGACGGAAGTAAAAACTTCAAACGGTAAGGCAAGAAAAATTAAAAATTATATGATAAACGAAAATCAAATAAATATGCATACAAATTCCAAAAAGAAAAAGAGGTTAATAACAAACATAATGAGTTCTGCCAACAATACAAACATTTCAATCACGAAAAGAGATGGCAGGAAAGAACCTTTAGATATCAATAAACTTCATTTCGTAGTTGAAGAGGCCTGTGAAGGACTTCCAGGTGTATCTGCATCACAAATAGAAATGAATGCCAACATACAATTCTATGATGGTATGACAACAAAAGATATACAAAACGTTTTAATTAGATCGGCCAACGATTTAATATCATTAGAAACTCCAAACTATCAATTCGCCGCATCAAGATTACTTTTATATGATGTAAGGAAAGAAGCACACGGTCAATATGAATATAGTCCATTACTTAAATTACTTTTAAGGAATGTAAAACTTGGAGTCTATGACAGAGGTATAGTTGAAAAGTATACAAAAACAGAAATTAAAAAACTTAATACCTGGATAAGACGTGAAAGAGATTTAAAATTTACTTACGCAGGATTAAGACAAGTTGTAGACAAGTATCTTGTACAAGACAGAAGCACAGGTGAACTGTATGAAACACCACAAGATATGTATATGATGATTTCGGCAACTTTATTTGCTGACTATCCTAAGAAGACAAGACTATCATATGTAAAAAAATATTATGATGCAATATCATTACACAAAATTAATATTCCAACTCCGGTTATGTCTGGAGTACGAACACCTATAAGACAATTCGCAAGTTGTGTTCTTGTTGACAGCGATGACACTCTGCCTAGTATCTTTTCAAGTGATATGGCAATTGGATTATACGTTGCCAGAAGAGCAGGTATAGGAATCAATGCAGGACGTATCAGAGGTATCAACTCTAAAATCAGAGGTGGTGAGGTACAACACACTGGAGTGATTCCGTTCCTAAAAAAATTCGAATCCACTGTGAGATGTTGCACACAGAATGGTGTGCGTGGAGGTAACGCAACTGTCCACTTCCCAATATGGCACCAAGAGATTGAAGATATACTTGTACTGAAGAACAACAAAGGTACAGAAGATAACAGAGTTAGACGTATGGACTATTCTATACAAATGTCTAAATTGTTTTATGAAAGATTTATTAACGAAGAAGATATTACATTGTTCTCTCCTCACCAAGCACCAGGATTGTATGATGCTTTTGGTACAGAAAAATTTGATGCATTGTATAAAAAATACGAAGCAGATAAATCAGTTCCTAAAAAAACAATACCGGCACAGGATTTATTTTTTGATTTGTTAAAAGAAAGAGCAGAAACAGGACGTATCTATATTATGAATATCGATCACTGTAACTCTCACTCGAGTTTCAAAGACAAAGTTAATATGTCAAACTTATGTCAAGAAATTACATTACCCACAAAACCTATTCAACACATAGATGATCCGGAAGGAGAGATTGCACTTTGTATTCTTTCTGCTATCAATGTTGGAACATTAAAAGATGTCAGTGAGTTAGAAAACTTATGTGATATCAGTGTTAGAGCATTGGATGAAATAATTGACTATCAAGATTATCCAGTTAAGGCGGCAGAGGTATCTACTAAAGCAAGAAGAAGTTTGGGTATTGGATACATTGGACTTGCACACTATCTAGCAAAGAATGGTGTTAAGTATTCTGATCCAGAGGCTTGGACACTAGTAGATAGATTGTCAGAAGCATTCCAATATTACCTGTTAAGAGCAAGTTGTGATATTGCAGAAGAAAAAGGCAAGTGTACTGGATTCGAAAGAACAAAATACGCAGATGGATTGTTACCAATTGATCACTACAAGAAAGATGTTGATAAAATTGTACCACACAAACAGAGAATGGCTTGGGAAAGTTTAAGAAAAGATATTGCTAAACACGGATTAAGACACTCAACATTATCAGCACAAATGCCTAGTGAGAGTTCTTCCGTTGTTAGTAACGCAACAAATGGTATTGAACCACCAAGAGCATTGTTATCAATTAAGAAAAGTAAAAAAGGACCATTGAAACAAATAGTTCCAGGGTTTCCTAAACTTAAAAATGATTACACACTACTTTGGGATATGCCAAACAACGAAGGTTATATCAATGTTGTGGCTATGATGCAGAAATACTTTGATCAAGCAATATCAGGTAACTGGTCATACAATCCATTACAACACGAAAACAACGAAGTACCATTATCAGCAATGGCTCAAGATATGCTTACAGCATATAAACTTGGTTGGAAAACATCTTACTATCAAAACACATACGACTTCAAAGGCGAGGAAGATGACGTACAACCTGCAGGATTGAGTGCAGTGAAAGAAGAGGACGAAGGTGAGGAAGTTGAACTAGAACTTTCCGATAAACAAGTAGTCAATGGTCACGCAAAAGTTAATGGAGTAAACGGCAAAGCAGAAGTTCACACTATGGAAGAAGATGACGGAGAGTGTGAAGCCTGCACAATATAATAAATAGTCCTACGATGAGCAAAACAGTTTTCAATCAAAAAGATGTTGACTTCACTAAAGAGCCTATGTTCTTTGGAGAAGATGGTGGCGTACAAAGATACGACACATTCAAGTATCCACAATTTGATAAACTAAATCAAACAATGATGGGTTACTTCTGGAGACCAGAAGAAGTTTCTCTACAAAAAGACAGAGCAGACTACCAAACATTTAGACCAGAACAGAAACACATATTCACATCTAACTTAAAATATCAAACACTGCTAGATTCAGTACAGGGCAGAGGACCTAGTCTTATGTTCTTGCCTTATGTTTCAAATCCAGAACTAGAAGGTTGCATTGTTACTTGGGATTTCTTTGAAGCACTACACTCTAGATCATACACGCACATAATGAAAAACGTATATCCAGATCCAACTGAAGTGTTTGACACAATACTAGATGACAAAGAGATTCTAAAGAGAGCAAAATCAGTTACAACGGAATACGATAAGTTTGGAAAAATGGCACAAGACTATGTCACAGGAAAGAAAATTGATAGTGTAGAACTTAAACGTCAATTGTATCTTGCAATGATGACCGTGAACTTGCTAGAAGGATTGAGATTCTACATTTCATTTGCTTGTACTTTCGCATTTGGCGAACTTAAACTTATGGAAGGTTCTGCTAAGATATTATCTTTAATTGCAAGAGATGAAGCAACACACTTGAACTTGTCAACACACGTGATCAAGGCTTGGCAAAAAGGCGATGATCCAGAGATGACCAAGGCAATGAAAGGCACAGAAAAAACTGTAATAAAAATGTTTGAAGATTGTGTTAATGAAGAGAAGGCTTGGGCAAAACATTTATTCAAAGATGGTTCTATCATTGGATTGAACGAAAGACTGTTAGGAACATACGTAGAATGGACAGCAAATAAAAGAATGAGAGCATTAGGTTTTGATCCAATATACGATCAACCAGCATCACAAAATCCATTACCTTGGACACAGCATTGGTTGTCATCAAAAGGTATGCAGGTAGCACCACAAGAAACTGAAGTAGAGTCTTACATTGTGGGCGGAATAAAGCAAGACGTCAAGAAAAAT